ATATGAGCGTAAACGTCGTATCTAACCTACAAGTACAGGTAGCGATCTACGGCTTTATGGCAACTATCGCAAAAATGCCTAACGGTATCGTTAGATACTTGAAGGCATAAGCAAAAAACTAATAGTCGGTAGGGCTCTTAGCCCTTTGAGCCCTACCGGCCTCTTTTAAGATTGGAGTAAAGATGCCAGCTACATACGTCACTGAGGCCGAGCTACGCGCTAACCTTGGCATAGAGAATCTTTACTCGAGCGATATAGTCGAGACGTGCTGCCAAACGGCGCAGGATCTCCTTAATCAGTTTTTATGGTTCGCCTCAGCTCCGGTAGTAGGCGTAACTCTACAAAATAATGTAATTACCGCGATGGTCGCTAACCCTATGATCTTTACTACCGGGCAGTCTGTAACCTTGAGTGGATGCGGCTCAACCTTTAACGGTACCTACACGATCACCGGTACGATCCCTTGGAGCGCTGGCACTACATCACAGCTACCATCGATCGTATGGAATAACACTTACTTTAATTGGCCTAACGGTTACAGCTTTATCCAATTCGCCAAGACCGGCGCTAACGTTAATTTTCAACGCGTACTACCTTATGGCTCAGCCGTAGGAGCAGATACAAAGACAAACTCATACGCTACGACCCCAGCAATAAGAGAGGCCGCGATGATATTAGCGGTCGATGTTTTCCAATCAAGGCAGGTCAGCCAAACCGGAGGGGTAACGATAGATGGGTTCAGTCCTAGTCCCTACCGTATGGGTAACTCAACAATCGGAAAAGTAAGAGCTTTATTATCCGGTTACCAAAATCCCGGAAGTATGGTCGGATAAATGCCAGCCGCGATAACTACACTCCGAGCCTCACTTGCTACAGCTTTAGCAAATGCAAATCAGTGGAGCACGTACAGTTTTCCGCCCCCAACTATTACAGCTAATAGCGTAATCGTCGCTCCGGCAGATTTATACATCACACCGAGTAATAACTCTTATGCAAGTATCTCGCCATTAGCGAACCTAAAAATTATTATGACCGTGCCGATGTTGGACAATCACGGCAACCTTAACGGTATCGAAACTTTGGCGGTAGCAGTTTTTAATAAACTTACAGCATCAAATATTGTAATGAATATTGGCGGTATGTCGGCTCCCTCAGTACTTGAAGTACAGAGCGGTACCTTGCTTACGGCCAGTTTTGACATATCCGTACTAACGAGCTGGGAGTAAAAATGCCATATACAGAGGATGACCTAAAGTTTTTGCGAAAGATCGGACAGATCGTAGACGAAGCTGCACCGATCAAAGTAGCAAAAGAAAAACCAACTACACAAACAACAGAGAGCGAGGAATAGGTCAATGGCCGTATTCTTGTCAAACGGGGTTCAGGTCGTACTAAATAGCGTAGACCTATCCGATCACGTAACGAGCGCAACAATTAACCGCGTATTTGAGGAACTGGATATAAGTGCGATGGGAGATTCTGCGAGGAAATTTACTAAGGGCCTCGAGACTTCAACCATTACGCTAGATTTTCTAAACGATAACGCAGCATCCGGTGCCGGATCTGTACGCGCTGCACTTCAAGCTGCGTGGGGTACAACAGTGCCTATCACACTTAAGCAGACTAACGCAGTCGTATCTACAACCAATCCCGAGTACCAAAGTACGATTTTGGTAAACAACACTACCGACATTAACGGCGCCGTTAGTGACATATCAAGCCAATCGATTACATTTACTTGTAACTCACCTATTATCGTAGACGTAACACCATAACTAACTAGAAAAGGGGCAATCAAATGGCAAAACTAAAAATCACAAGGGCTACGGGCGAGGTTACTGAGCATCAAATCACGCCAAGGATTGAGTACGCCTTTGAGTTGCACGTAAAGAAAGGCTTTCACCGAGCTTTTCTTGAGGATTCTAAACAGACTGATCTATATTTTTTGGCGCACGAGTGCCTCAAAATGGCAGGGGTAGTAGTTAAACCTTTTGGACCGGATTTTTTAGATACTCTGGTTAAGGTGGAAGTACTCGACGACGAACCTTTAGATTAGGGCGAGACTCCCTAACCTATCAGGTAGCCCAGCTATCTATACGGTTAGGGATCTCGCCTCAATCGGTGCTCGATCTCGATGTAGAGATGTATAAGATGTTAATACAAGTGTTAAACGATCAAGCTAAGGAGGCCGAGCAATATGCCAATAGAAGTAAGAGGCGTTAAGCAGACTATCAAGGCCATCCGTAAAGTAGATCCGGAATTACTTAAAGAGATGAACGCCGAAATTAAGGGCGTAATGATGCCGTTACGCGATAAGGCTCGAGGATATGCTCCATCACCTCAGCCGGATAACCTTTATGCGTGGAACGAAAACACGGTAGGTAAAACTATTACAGCTCGTAACTCGGCTTTTAGAAACTTTAACACCGAGGGCCGCGTAAGGCTCTTTCCGCTTTACGATCACGCTACGGTAAAAAAAGGGATCTACTACTCACAGTCCGGCGGTCAAAAGAATCGCAACGGCTGGAGGGCTCTTTACTTTGTAGGTAATAAATCTGCCGCCGGATCTATCTATGAGACAGCCGGCCGCGCCGAGACCACATCCCGTAAAGGCTATCGCTCAAATAACCCAGGAGCCGGTGAGCATTTTGTAAGCCGTATGGGTCCTCTCTATGGCAATAAGCGCGAGGAGCGCGGCCGTATGATCTTTAGAGCTTGGCACGAGGATCAGGGTAAAGCTCAAGCGGCAGTCATCCGCGCTATAGAGAAAACGATCGCTGCATTTAATCAAGGCCGATACGGAAAGGCCGCATAATGGCAACCCTACCTAGTTTAGTCGTAAGCGCGGTTACGACCTTTGATGGTAAAGCTTTAACTAAAGGTACTAAACAAATTGGAGCCTTTGAGAAAGGCGCAAAAAAACTAGGCGCTACTTTCGCCGCTGCCTTTAGCGTGCAGAAAATATCTCAATTCGGTAAGGCTGCCGTTAAAGCCTTTGTCGAGGATGAAAAGGCCGCATCACGTTTAGCAATATCGGTAAAAAATTTAGGCTTAGCCTTTGAGACTCCACGCATCGAGGAGTTTATATCTCAGCTATCTCGCGCCTCAGGCGTAACCGACGATCAGCTCCGTCCATCGATGCAGAAACTATTGACCACGACGGGTTCAGTAGCCAAGTCCACAGAGTTACTGACTCAAGCCTTAGATATAAGCGCCGGTAGCGGAGTCGCTTATGAGACCGTTGTAAACGATTTATCACTAGCCTACGTAGGGCAGACTCGAGGCTTGCGTAAATACTCGCTAGGCTTGACTCAGGCCGAGCTTAAGACGATGAAATTTGCCGATGTACAGGATAAACTTAATAACCAATTTTCCGGAGCTAATGCCGCTTACCTTGATACTTACGCTGGCAAAATGGGTATTTTATCTAACGCTGCAGGTGAGGCTACCGAAACAATCGGTAAAAGTTTAATGGAAAGCTTGTCACTATTAGCCGGAGACGGTAATACGATCCAGCCTCTAGCCGATGGGATGCAGGATCTCGCTACATATACCGGCGAAGTAATTACCGGTATCTCTACCTTGATCGCAAAATTTAAGAGCTTGCCGGGAGTAGATAAATACATTACTGAAATATGGCCGGAAATTCTTAAGCGCAGTATGTTTGGTCAGCTTGGAGAGTTCTTTCGCAGATTTGGAAAAGAGGCCGTCCCAGCCGGTATGGGCGGCTATCCGAGCTCAGCTCTCGGCGGTACCTTTGTAGATCCTAACGATGCGGCACGTAAAAAAGCCGAGGCAGCTGCCGCTAAACGAGCTAAAGATTTAGCAGCGGCTAACGCTAAAGCGGCTAGAGCAGAAAAACAAAAACTAGCTCTTACTAAAGCTTCTGCCGTTTTTGATAATACCCGTATCTCTATAGCTGCAGCTCTTAGAGCTACCTATGACAAAGAGACTAAATTACGCCTAGAGGCGCTTATGCTCATTGAGGAGGATAAAGGCGAGGCCGCTCTTAAGAAAATCGACGAGCTCGCTAAATTCCAGAAAAACGCTGATATGCAGCGCTTAGCCGGTGTCGAGGAGATTAGTAACGCTACGTTACAGTCCCTAAATACTCAGCTACTCACAGAGCTTAAGGTTATTAACGATAGCAAAATGGCCGAGGGTAATAAAGAGCTGGCACGTGAGGAGGCGTTCAAGAAATATAACGCTGCGATAACGGCCGCTGGCACCCTTGCGGCTAAAGAGTCATATAACGAGCGCGTACAGATCCAACTTACAGAGATTGCACGCCTAGCTTCTATCAGTAAGACATCAAGCGCGGCTAATACCGCCAATCTATTACTAGAGTCCAGCGAGCTTAAAATGATCGATCGAGTCGCTAAGGCTCAAGCCGAGGCAGATAAGGCACGCCTTGACTCCCTTAACGCTTACCTTGCAGCTCTAACAGGGGTAAAGGCCGCCGCTGCAACTCCTCCACAATTTAATAACCCGGGCGATTATCTAAAGCTAGGGCCGCTAGGCGGTTTAGGCGCTGGGGTCGTAGCCGGTGTAACTCCTACTACTTTTGCACCTGCGCCTACGCTAGGACCGGCTTACAGCGGTTACGGCTTTAACCCTAGTATGACTGCCCCAGCTCAGAGCGTAGAGATTACGGTAAATACAGGGGTAGGAGATCCGGAGGCTATCGCTAGAGCAGTCGAGGATATATTTAATCAATCGAGCTATAGAGGTACCTCAGTAGCCCGTAACACGGGTGTTTACGCGGTATGAGTACGTGGCTACCCGAGTGGAAGATCATCGTAGGTACGACCGTTTACGATAACGTCCTATCGGTCAATATGGCTACGGGTCGAGATGACATCGATTTACAGTGCAACGCCGGCTATGCTCGTATGGAGATCGTAAATATAAATAATACGGCCTTTGATATAGACGTTACAGACTCCCTTACCCTTGAGCTTAAGAATAGTGCCGGGGTATATGTGCCCGTATTTGGCGGCGAGGTATCCGATTTTGGTATATCCGTGCGCTCGCCGGAGGAGATCGGCTTTATAACAATCGGTAATATCTTGGCCGTAGGATCTCTAGCCAAGCTGACTAAAGCCCTTTTTCCGGATGCCTTGTCTAAGGATGAGGACGGCGATCAAATCTACGACATCCTTAACGAGCTACTTATTAACTCGTGGTTTGAGGTCGCTCCGGCTTTACAGTGGAATACCTACAATCCTACGACTACTTGGGCTAATGCCGAAAACGTAGGTTTAGGCGAGATCGATCGTCCGGGCCTTTACGAGATGATCCCACGTACAGCCGATCCGGCGAGCAGCTATAACCTATGCGCTCAGATCGCTCAAAGCGCTTTAGGGCAGATATACGAGGATAAAGCCGGCCGAGTGTGCTACGCCGATGCAGACCACCGTACACAGTACCTAACCACTAACGGCTATACGACAATATCGGCCAATTACGCTACGCCATCCAGCGTTAAATCGATCCTACAGATAGGCAAGATCCGTAACTCCCTAGTATTTAACTACGGCAACAATTACTCGAGCCAAGCTACGGCCCTTGATGCTACCTCGATCGCTACTTATGGCCGGTATCAGCGTAGCGTTACCTCTAACCTAGACAAGATAGCCGATGTCGAGGATGTAATGGAGCGAGAGCTAGGGCTCCGGGCGATCCCTCGAGAGCAGCTACAAAGCATTACTTTCAGACTTGATAACTCAGAATTACCCGATGTCGAGCGAGATAAGCTTATCGATGCCTTTTTTGGTCAGCCGATGGTGGTTAATGACCTACCTATCAATATGTTTAATGGCTCTTTTAATGGGTTTGTCGAGGGGTTTTCTATTAAGGCTACGCCGTCATACGTAGACTTTACCCTTACCCTAAGCCCTACAGATTTCTCACTGGTCGCGCCACAGTGGGCAACAGTTACCCCACCATCCCTAATATGGACGGGTGTAAATGCTACTCTTATATGGGAAAACGCTTTTGGAGGATTAACCTAATGGCAACTACTACACCTAATTTTGGATGGCCGGTTCCTACATCGACCGATCTCGTAAAGGATGGCGCTACAGCTATCGAGGCTCTCGGTGATTCGATTGATGCTTCATTACTTGATCTTAAAGGCGGCACTACTGGACAAGTCCTAGCTAAAGCCTCAGGTACCGATATGGACTTTACTTGGAGTAATGCAGACCCACTTACTATTTTAGATGCTAAAGGCGATTTAATTACAGCTACAGCTGCAGATACTCCAGCGCGCTTAGCCGTAGGTACAGATGGACAAATTTTGACTGCAGATTCAACAGCTGCAACTGGGTTAAAATGGGCGGCCGGAGCTGGAAGCGGATTAGTTTTAATTAACACTACAACTTTTACAACCTCCAGCGCCGTTAATATTGACTCAGTATTTACATCAACTTATCGAAATTATCGAATAGTTTTGTCATATACGTCAAGTGTAAATATTACTCTTAATATGCGATTGCGCGCTGGAGGAGTAACTAGGACAACTAATTACGAGACTCGCGGCTGGGTAAATGCAGGTTCAGGCTTAGGCGGCCTTTTATCGTCTGCAACAAATACTGCCGCTGAGTGGGTTGTGGGCACGGGTGGAGCTAGTGCAGGTGGAGGATCTTATGATATTTATGCACCAAATGTTGGAACTTTTATTAATATAGTCGGTTCTCAATCTGGAATATCGACCGGTAGTTATGGCGGCGGCTCGGGTGTGAGTGGTTACATAGATGCCTCGTATACCGCCGACGGATTCCAATTTTTGCCAAATACAGGAACACTTACGGGAACAGTTAGGGTGTATGGATATGTCAATTCATAAAATAAAAATTACTGAAACAAATGCTGAGACAGGCATTACCATCGAAAGAGATGCAACATCGGATGAGTTAGCTCAGTTTGAGGCCGATGCTCAAATAGAGGCAGCAAAAGTTTTAGAGGCAAAAACTAAATTAGATGCTAAGGCTGCACTCCTTGAGCGCCTCGGCATTACCGCCGATGAAGCGGCGCTATTATTCTCATAATGCTAAAGAGCTATAACGGATACCCGGCCTCTAAAGATCCGGCTGAGATCAAAAT